GACTTAAGAACCTAGACCTAAATTCTGATGCAGGTCTATTTGTGGCTCCAACAAATTGCGTCTCTAATCCACTTAATTGTCCAGCAAACAACTCTTTATATTGCTGAATAACTCCAGCTAACTGCTCAGGACTGTTTGCAGAATCAATGGTTTTTTGAGCCTCTTCACGATCAGCTAAAGCGCCACCTGTACCAGTAATCGCTTTAATAATCTCGCCTGAAACAATCTTTTTAGTAGCATCAAAGTTTGTTGGAGCTGGAACACCAATCTCTTTATTGATTTTGTTACCAATGCTATTAAACAAACGAATGTCACCATTTTGTAGAGCTTTACCAGCTTCATCTAAAGTATCTAAGTGCGACATTACTACGTTAAGTGATCTAGTTGATCGACCTTCAATACCAGTACTAAAGTTGCGTAATGAAGTATTTTGAGCTTGTATGTTTTGCTTGTTGTTTACAATAGTGCTTGCAGCTTCATCTGGAGATTTTCCAGATTGCATTAAGGCAGCCATATTAATGATGTTTGATTTCATTAATGCAGCGTTCCTACCAGCGCCTAAAGGTGGCAATGTACCAGTTTTAACATACATTTGAGCCATCATTTTTTGTGCGTCAGGAGACAATAAATCAACTGCCTCTTCTCCTCCGCTTTTTACTTGGCTTCTACCAATAAACTTCCATGTTCCATCTGGCTGATACTCTCGTGTCATTTTCATGCCATTTGACTCAAACTCTTGAATCTCACCAGCTTTAAATGATGGTTTTTCAGGAGCCAATGTGCCTTGGATCAAATCAATTGCGCCAGTATCTAAATTCTTTTGATAAACTTGACCACGATTGGTTGGTAGTTTTAACGCTGCAACTTTTTCTGGAGTTAAGATTTCACTACCAGCTTTTTTCTTCGCAGCTAAAGCATACATGTCTCCATAATCTACTGCGCCAACACTTAAAGCATCTCGCAACTCTTTTTCTGGATCATAATACTTTTCTTCCATCATTGTAGGTTGCTGCATTTGTGTCTGGAAGTTAGGCGCAACTGCATCTGCCATAGGAGCCACAGGAACTTGCTCTGTAGGTTGCATTGCAACTTGACGTACAGCATTAGGTTTACCAACACTCTCAAGGAAAGCTTGACGTCTAGCAACAAGGTCTTTCTGCTTTTTCATCTCGTCAATTTTTTCTTTCATTAAAGCATTTTGTAGACCTTGCTCCATAGTCTGATCGTAGCCCTTCATTGCAGCTTGACCAGCAGAGCCAATGATTTGGCCTAGACCTACAGGAACCCTAGAATATCCACCTTGTTGTAAGGCGTTTAAACCAAAGTTGATCATTGCGTCAGACGTGGCTTGTTGTTGCAATCTTTTACGTTGCTCTTCATCCATGATGGATGACATGTAGTCAGGAGCTTGACCAATACCAAATAGATCGAATAAAGCCATTTATAACTCCTAAGCTAAGCCTAATAAACCACCAAGGATGGCAGCAGCAGTAGTACCACCAGCACCTGCACCAGCTTTATTAGCTAGACCACCAAGGGTAGCAGCACCACCAAGCAAGTTAGCGCCAGTATTAGCGTATACTTGTTGTGAACCAACTGAACCCATTGGAGCGCCATACACGTATGACATGTATTGTTGCAATGCGTTTTGTGGGATTTGTTGATTGTAGTTGAATCGATTAATATCAGCTTGCAATTTGGCTTGATCGTAAGCCTCTTGTTGTTGACCAGCTTGATACAATTGATTGATGTCGTAGTAATCTTGTTGCGCTAGTGAAGGGGCAGCCATCGCAGCAGCTTGTTGACGTGAGCGTTCTGTATCATAGTTCTGATAAGCTAGTTGACCTGCTGTGTTAGCTAATGAGTTGGCTAATGTAGTGCCAGCAGCACCTAGTGTGCTACCCATAGCGTTAGAGCCATAGCGACCTGCACGTGAAGCGTTAGACAATGCTTGATTGACTGATTGATTGTACACGTTGCCAGCTTGCTGAGCAGCACCTGCAAATGCACCACCAAAGAAAGGGTTGCCAGATAGGTATTGACCTTGTATCGTACCTAGTTGCTGTGCTTGAGCAGTTGGATTTAACATGTTGCCCTGTGTAGCACGATTCTTAAGTGCTAGTAGCGCAGCAGATGTTTGATCAGATGGATTTACGTATGTCTGACCACCATAATACTGTGGGTAAAAATCTTTTGGATTTTCATACATAGTACGTGCAGCTTGAAGCCCAGACTCAACATATGGCTTAATAGCTGGATCAATTTGTTGTACGTTAGTGATGGTTTTTGGTGATTGGCTCATGTTATTCCTCTAATTTCAATTCCCATAATCTTGGTGTGAATCCTAGTTTCCTTGCTAATTTATCCCATCCAAGCCTATGAGATCCAAAGGTGATACTTTTTGCATTACCTTGCTTGGCAATATCTTTAATCATCTCAAAACATTCAGAGACCACTTCAGGAGTCTGTGGCTCTTTTCCCCATACAGCCCAAACAAACAAATTACTATCTTCAGGCGTAAGAATAGTAAATCCTGCTGGAGTATTGTCTTTCATAAATACCCATAGCATTGATTTCTGAAGCCATAGCTGCACGAAAATCTCTTCTGGGATGTAACCCTCAGGAGACTTAATTAAAATCGCTTCTACGCCTTCTTTTGCAAATTCCCACCAATGTTTAAGTTGGTCAGGAGAGATGTATTTTATTTCCATTAGCCCACTATAATGTATTTATAAGTTAACCCTGCTATTGAATTGGCTGGGTGTGAAATAACTGCACTACCTCTAGTCTGTGAACTTATGTAAGGATAAACAAATATGTTACTTGTAAATCCATTAGTAGACACATAACTCATAGTTGCAATTGCACTTGGAGTTGCTGGCCTTGTTGGGCTAGTTCTAGCAGGCTTTTGATCCATTGTTACTAGAACATTTGTAGTTGACCACATGATCTCAACATAATCGTTTTTAGCCAAGTCTATAAAGAAGTTTAATGCAGCAATAACATGGTATGGGTCAGTAGCGTTTTTACGTGGCGCAAAGCCAAAATCACTATTTGATTTAGGAACGTCTACACCGTTCTTACGAAACCATACACTTACGTCTTCAGTAGAGTTTGCCATATTACTAAACTGAAAGCTAAACTGTATGTTATAAAGACCAGAATAGTCAGCAGTTAAGCGTGAACCACTAACAACTCGTACGCCATTCTCGTAATCAATAGTATTAAACGTAACTGGATACGCTACTGTCGTGCTAGTTGCTACTTGGTCTGTACTATCCTGCCATGCGCCATAAGGCAATGCAATGTTAGCTGCTGCTGCGCTGTTAGGCACTAAGATAATGACAGAGTCGTAGCCAATGCGTTCGTTATATAGCGTTGTAGTTGATGCGCCACCTGTAGCTAACGTAACAGAGCCTGTGTTGTTCGTCTTACCATCCATGATACCACGTACAACTTCAGCTACCTGACGAGGCTCAGCACCAAACTGAGGTAAGGTTACAAACTGTACCATTATCGATTGCCTTGTGTAGCAGCTTCTATGTCCATGCCAATGATATTAGTCCATGTGCCAGCAGGTAACAGTCTAATACGATGGAATCTACCAGCAGAACGTACTGGACAGCGACCGTCAGCATTCTGATAGCTTATAGCTCCATAGTTAGTCACACCTGTTAGGTTGCGAGTAGACGAAATCTGTGCATTGCATGATCCATCCTGTGATAATGGCTTAATTACTGTCACCACAGAATTTTGACTCAATTCTATGTCACCTGTGGCTATAGATGCGCCACTATTTGCGCCAGTAAAGGTAATTACTTTATTATCACGAATGCCAGATAGGATAGACTTGCCACCAACCCACACACGTGAGTCAAATGACGTTGTTATGCTGTCTACTGTACCAAATGCGTCCAATGCCTCTAGCGTCAAGGCTGGAGTAGCTGCTGTAGACAAGTAGTCTGCGTCAGTAATGCCATATGTCCAGCGTTTTACCTGCCAATTGTAGATTAGCAACGCATTTTGCTCGTCATTATTGCGATATTCCCATAAAACTAGCTTGCGAATAGGGTCAACTGAGGCACTCATTTGAGACAAGGTCGACTGATTAGCGTCAGATAGGAAAAATTTGTCTACTTTCTCTGCGCCAATTGGTATTAAGTTCTGTCCATCGCACGCATAGAAGCCATTATCTGATAAAAAGTACGTAATGTTGCCATACTGAGTAACTGAACCTGACTCCATGCAGCCTAAACCACGAGAGATTGTGTCAATTTGGAAAAAGTAAGGTGAGCCAGTATATGTCATACGAGCAACACCACGTTCCATTAGGATCAAACCAAATTCACCACCAGTTAAACCAGTAATGTTGCCACCATCGCTTAACTCTTGATAGTCAGCTTGGCTAGTTGGTGCTGAAGTCCAATCAGTCTCATCGTTTAAGTCTGACCATTGCACCTTGCTTGGATTTGCCCCTGAATCAATGCTACCTGCAACCACGAAATCACGAACTACAGTCACAAATTTAGCTACTGGAGCAGTTGCTGCTAAGTCAGCAAACGCTGTCGATGACCCTAAGTACCATACTTGCAGTTTATCTTCGTTATTGGCAGCAATAATAGCGTTGCCATACTGCGTAAATTCCCAAGTAGTAGAGCTTGTGTAGTTGCCAGCCTTCGAAACATTATCAAGATTAGTTGTTAAGTCATTGAACTTAAACAACTTTGTTAATCCACCAGCAAACAATACCAATGATGATCCATAGATCCCAGTAAATGCTGTGTGCAAGTCTTCTGACGCAGCGTTAGAGTACTGGCTTGCTGTAGGCAATGGGCTATAACCCACAAGCTGTGGGATTATGTTTGTAGCCTCTGTCAGAGAGCCTGAAATACTAGGCTGATCTGGTTGCCACTCTCCTAAGTTAATTCTTTGCATACTACCTCGCAGCAATAGTAATTGATAGAGGTGATCCTGCACTCTCTGAGCTATCATCACTTGCTGTCAATGATGTAACAGCCTTGTCGTATAATGCAGCCCAAGTTTGGATGCGTGCATCGTTCATTAAGTAAGGCTCAGCCTCAGCTAATGCTGCATATAGCAATGCGTCAGGACAGTTAGTTAGCCATACGTTAGTTGCATTTGTGTTGCTTAATACTGGTGGTTTAGCATAGTAAAGGATTTGCAATACGTACGCTGAATCAGGTATTGGTGAGAACACGAATTGTGCGCCTACTGTCGTATAGAACTTAGGCAACGCTGTAACGAATGAGTCTGTGTTCCTAAACAAGTTAGATGGTGACTCGTATTTCAAAGCGTATACAGGTGAGCCTACGATGTGTATATCTCTGATAGATAAAAAGTCAGCAGGTATGTTCACATTGGCTGAGTTGGCAGTCATCGTGATTGTTGTGTATGTCAGCATTTGACGAATACGCAAGTCACGACTTAACCTTGTTTCAGCGAGTGAAATAAAGTCCTGTATTTGGCTCGTTAAGTCACTACGTGCAAGGTAATCTGCAATCGTAGACTGTAACTCTGCGTATGTTGAAAATGCCATTATATTCTTCCTGCCCTTGTTCTAAAGACTTTGTTATCAGGATTATTCAAAAATTCTTTAAATCGCTTGTGGTCTATAATCGTAAATCCACGAGTGATGCCTTTTTTCTCAAGGTCTTGGAATACTGTTAGCGGAATAGATGCAACCTTGTTACCTACTGCATCGTCACTCCATCTTGCCCTAGAATCAGTTTCATTGTATTGAGCCTTATTAAACTCAATGATTGCACCAATGTCTTGTGATTGTTTGACAATGACATCTGAGCCATTATCAAGGAATTCTGTTTTCTTACCATTTTCGTATAGTATGTTTGCCATTTATATTTCCAATAAAACTCCCCATGAGTTAACACAGGGAGTTTATTTTCTACTAGGTTAAGTCAGCAATGATACCGTGCGCTGCTTCGTTGTTCACTTGCAATGTATATTCTACAAGCAATTGAGTTGTTTCAGCGTCACCAGTTTTTGCCAATTCGTTAGTTTGGAATGGGCGTAGGTAAGCAACTGAAGCCATCTCTGTGTCAATTAAGAAAGCGCAATCATCGTTGTCGCTGTTAGGAATGAAACGGTCTGGCACGATTTGGATGATACCAAAGTCAGACACGTACACATCAGCAGCGTTGATGATTTGTGCTTGTTGGTTAGCAGGAACGTCACGATAGCGAGTAGCTACACCAGTAAATGTTGATGCAACAACTTTTTGTGCTGGAGTTACGAACAACATTGTTGGTGAACCACCGTTAGTAAATGCAGATTGCATTACGTTGTTTAGCAATGTAGATGTAAACGCACGGTCAGTACCTGTTACACGAGCAGTAGTACCTAATGAACCAGCAGTACCAGAAGCACCACCAGAGTAGTTAGAGCTTAACCATGCTTGTAAACCGCCCAATGTACGAGCAGTAGATGAACCGTTACCATCAGCAGCTACGTTGTTTGACAATAATGTTGCTTCCATGTCACGTTTTAGTTCGCTAGAGGCTTTAGCCAATTGATAGGCTTTCTCTGAACGACGGCCTGCTTTGTTTACAGTTTCCAAAGTACCAGAGATAGCAATGGTTTTTTGTGAAATTTGTGCACGGTTGCCTAAACGTACTGATGGGGTCAATGTTGCTGATGTAGCAGTTGCGCCCTCAATTGCAGCG